CTCAAATTAATTTAAGAGCAACTACAGTAAACACATTATTTGGTAATAATACTCAATTATCAGCTACATTAACTATTGTAGGTTTAGATAGTGGAGCTAGATTAACTATTCCAATTACAATTAATAAAACCAATTAAAATATAACTAATGGCATTTAAAAGATTAGATCCTGAAGATTTTGTAGTAAGTAGTGACTCAATTACTTCTACAATGTGGTCAACTGGAAATCCAATATTAACCACATTCTTTACATCATCAATTCAAGCTGCTGGATCTTCTGGGAATTATTACTTAAGTGTATACCAAACAGCTTCTAGTTTCTCTACAGCTCAAGTTCAATTTGATATCGCTTATGCTAATTCATTGGGAAGTGGTAGTACTTGGTATAATTCAATAGTTCCTGGAAACTCATATACTAAGACAATATATGGACAATATCGTTCAATGATTTTAGAAGATGAAAATGCATCTTTTATTTTTGGAACAGGTAATAACGTTGTAACGGGATCTGATTTTTGGGTTCTTTCAATGGAAAGAGCAAGATACAAACAATCATTATTCCCAGGATCATTAAATCTAAAAATCTCAGGTTCAAATGGTATAGTTAATTTGACAGATGATTCATTAGATAATCCTGTAAGTGTATTTATTGGCTCGACTAGAGTATATCAATTAATCTCAGGCTCAAATGGTACTGCAGGTTCTCTTGCAAATAGTGGATATGTTGCTAATTCAGGTTCATATGGTTTAGTATTCCCTGATTTAGGAACTATTCTTTTAAATCCTTTCGCACTTTCACAATCGATTTCTGTATCCCCAAGTAGATCTAGTAATTCAGATGGTTTAAATAATGGAAGATTATATAATGCTATTAATTTAGCTGATTCATTTGGATTAAACTCTCAAGAAACAATTACATCAGATTATGTATTTGTTAGAGCAAGAAATAGTGAATTTAACTACTCAGAAAACCCATCATTTATCTCAGGATCAACAGGTGAGGTAATTTATGATAATTTTATTAATGCACCCCAAGTATATATTACAACAGTAGGAATGTATAATGATAGTAATGACTTATTAGCAGTAGCTAAAATGTCAAGACCATTATTAAAAGATTTTACAAAAGAAGCTTTAGTTAGAGTAAAACTTGATTTCTAAGAATGAATGAGTATATTCAAATCATTTATCACTTCTGACGTTATCGTCTCACCCTTTAAGGTAAATAAATCGTTTACCTTTAAAGGTAATGAACTTACTGGCTCGAATGTAGAAATTGATAGATACATTGGTAAAAATATTGTTGAAACTCTTTGGGTATCCGGTTCTAATCCTACTGGGTATATCAATATCCAAGATCAAATCTTAGTTTATCATTCAATTAAAGAATTATATTACTCAAATTTTCTTGAAGGTAATAATGGTTCTCCTGCTGGAACAGCATCATTTAATACTGATGGTACTATAACTGGACCTTACTATACTCCAAATTACTATAATTATCTCTCAAACACCTTATTAGCAGATAGATACTTCCCTACTGGTTCAGATGAAATAGTAGGAGTCATTTCTATCCCCTCTAATTTATATGGAGAATATGTTAAACCGGGTTCATTTACTTTATCTGATGGTTCCCAGAATTTATTTGATGATGGTGAAGGAAATGTATTATCTGGAAGTTTAAAAGTAGGAGATATAATTTATGAACATGGAATGGTCATTTTAACTAATGATGGTATTCCTGGGCAAAATGGATATGGATTTATTACCTATGAAGGAGGATCATATGGTGTAAGTGATATATCATTTATTAATGGTTTTATTAATACAAACAATATAACTTGTTCTTTTGAAAGTACTCTTACTATTCTAGAAAACCAATACAAATGCACTATTAGGGAAAATGAATTTAATTTCTCCACTAACCCAACCCAAATTTCAGGTAGTTTAAATAGTGGAATTTTATATAGTTTTGCAACAGGTTCTTTCTTTACACCTTATGCTACAACAGTAGGATTATATGATAATGCTTATAACTTATTAGCAGTAGCTAAACTCGCTCAACCACTCCCACTATCGGCAGTCACCGATACAAGTATATTAATAAATTTAGATTTATAAATTCATGTCAAATTGGTTATACGAAAATAAAGAAATTAATACAATAGAAGATTTTCCAGAAGAAACATTTGGATTTATTTACAAAGTTACTTATCTTCCTACAAATGTAACTTATATAGGTAAGAAGTCTTTATACCATAACACAAATAAAAAACTAGGTAAAAAAGAATTAGAAGCTTTACCAATTACAAGAGGTAGAAAATCAACTACTAAACTAGTAACTAAAGAATCTGACTGGAAAACTTATTATGGTTCAGCTAAACCAATATTGGAATTACTTAAAGAAAAAAGACATGATGAATTTAATCGCGAAATTTTACAATTTGTTAATAGTAAAAAATTACTCACGTATTACGAATGTAAGTATTTATTTAAATATGGAGTTCTCGAACATCCTTCTCTTTATTTCAACGATAACATTTTAGGCAAGTTCTTTACAAAAGACTTTGCTTCTCAAGACTAGGTTCATATCTTGAACCCTATGGTAAATGAATTATTAGTTAATTTAGTGAATGGTGTTCTAGGAACAGGAAAACGTACCGCAAGAGGTAATCAATCCTATACTTGCCCGTTTTGTCATCACCATAAACCTAAATTAGAAGTTAATTTTACCGAAAATAAAGACGGTATTAATCAATGGGCTTGTTGGGCTTGTGGAAAGAAAGGTAAAACCATAAGAAGTTTATTTAAACAAGTTGAAGTTGATGCTAGTTACTTTCATGAATTAAGTAAATTAGTCAAAAATGTCTCTCGTGATGATATAGGTGAAATAAAACATACTATATTAGAATTACCTAAGGAATTTAAATCTTTTATCAACAATAAAGATATTATAGCAAAACATGCTTTTACTTATCTTAAGAAAAGAGATATCACCAAACAAGATATCCTTAAATATAACATAGGCTATTGCAATTCCGGCCAATATGCTAAAATGATAATTATACCCTCGTACGATGCTAACGGTAAATTAAATTATTACACCGCGAGATCATTCGAGAAAGATCCTTATACCAAATACCGCAACCCTGAAACGTCTCGCGATATTATACCGTTTGAGTTGTTTATTAATTGGGATTTACCAATTATATTATGTGAAGGTCCTTTTGATGCTATGGCTATAAAACGAAATGCTGTGCCATTATTTGGTAAAAATATACAATCTAGTTTGATGAAAAAATTAGTAGAATCTAAAGTACAAAAAATATACATTGCATTGGATAACGATGCGGTTAAACAAGCCCTTAAATTTTGTGAACAATTATTAGACGTTGGTAAAGAAATTTATTTGGTTGAATTACAAGGGAAAGACCCGAGTGAGATGGGATTTGAACATTTTACAAAACTAATCCAAAATACACAACCATTAACACAGTATAAGTTAATGGAGAAAAAATTGTCTATAATATGAAAAAACGAAATGTAAAAGTAGTCAACAATCGTATTCTTGAAATCTCGGAAGATGCTAAACAAATCACCCTCCCAGATTCTAGATACTACAGACGAAATGGAGAATATTACCCTTCAATCACTCACGTTTTAAGCTGTTATCCAAAAGGTAAACATTTTGAAGAATGGTTAAAAAACATGGGTCGTTCCGCTGACTATATTGTTAGAAAAGCTGGTGAAGATGGAACTAAAGTACATGAAATGATTGAGGAATATTTAGAAGGTAAAGAAATGAACTTTTTAAATGAAGCTGGATATCCACAACATGACCCAACAATTTGGCAAATGTTTTTACGTTTTGTTGATTTTTGGGAAACTCATAAACCTGAATTAATCGATCAAGAAATTCATCTCTATTCAGATACACTTAAAGTAGCGGGTACAACAGATTTAGTTTGTAAAATTGGTAATGATTTATGGATTATTGATCATAAAACTTCAAACCATATTCAAACAACATATGAATTACAAGCAGCAGTTTATGCTCATTGTTATGCAGAATGCTTTGGTATAGTACATGATAAAACTGGTATTTT